GCCGCGTGGGTTCAGGGGGGCCCTGGGGGGGGGCGCCGCGCCCCCCCCCCCGCCGCTGAAACGGCGGCGCTGGGACCGGAACGCGGACAGCGGAAAGGGCAAATGGCGGGACATCAACGAGCCGCTCTTGTGGCCGGACCAGTATGTCCACCATGCGGTGTTACAGCCCATGATCCCGCACATCATGCGGAGCATGGACAAATACTGCATCGCAAGCGTGCCGGGACGGGGAAATTCCTACGGGGTCAAGGCCATCAAGAAGTGGATGAAGGGAGACGCCGCCGGCACACGGTACGGCGCGGAATGCGACATCTACCACTGCTTTGAGGAGCTGGACCCGCCGTATGTCATCCAGGCACTGAAACGGCTGTTCAAGGACCGGGAGACCCTCTGGCTGTGCGACGCCTTGATGGAATACGGCGTGCTGATCGGCGCGTTCTTCTCCGCCTGGTTCCTGCACCTGGTACTCCAGCCGCTGGACCTGATGATCCACCAAAGGGAGTACGGCGTCAGCCACTACCTGCGGCAGATGGACAACTTCACCATCTTCGCCTCCAGCAAGCGGAAATTGCGGAAGCTGATCCGGGATATTCAGGCGTGGCTGGCCGACGTGGGACTAAAGCTGAAAGACAACTGGCAGGTCTTTCGGATCGGCTTTACCCCAAGGGTGGAGAAGGCCAGGGAGCAGCTGCCCGAGGCCAAACGGCGCCGAAGACGGCCGAGGATTCCGTCGGCGCTGGGCTACCGGTTCGGGCACGGTTACACCATCCTCCGAAAGCACAACCTGTTTCGGCTCAAGCAGTCGCTGCATTTATATTACTACCGAAGGGATCGAAACCAGGTCATCTCGTTTAAGCGGGCCTCCGGCCTGATCTCACGGCTTGGGCAGCTCCGAAAGTGCGATTGTCAACGGATTTTGGAGCGGTATTACCAGCCGAAGACCATGTTCGATCTTAAGAAAGTCGTCCGAAAAGAGTGCAGACGGCTTCAGAAATTATATCCGCCATACCAGGCGGCGTGAAAGGAGCGGCACCATGAAAGTACAAGGGATGGTTGACCCCGGCAGTTTTACCGTGGAGCGCATTCCCGGAAGCGGAAGAAGCCTTGTACGGCTTTTCCAGAACGTGACGCCTGTCCAGGCCGAGGACTTCACCGGATATGAGTACGACGAGTACCATGTGGAGGTGGAGACCTGGGACGGCATCGCGGCAAACGTGCGGGAGAACTACGAGACGTTCCTGAGAAAGGGAATGGACAACGAGATCGACCGCAGCAATCGGGCACTGTATTCCGCACAAGTGGATACGGATGCCATGAACGTGGACCAGGAATTCCGTCTGACTCTGCTGGAGCTGGGTCTGACGGAGCTGGATATTTAAGAAAGGGGAAAACTGCTATGTTGTACCGAACTTTGAAGCGCATGATCGAGAGAGGCCAGACGGAGGGTATCGAGACGAAGCTCGATATTTTCTATGCCGCCGACAAAATCAGCGAGAGCGAGTATCAGGAACTGCTCGGGATGCTGAGTCCCAAAGCCTAAGCTTTCCAAATTTGCCTGCTTTGAAGGAGGTTGGATGATGGCGGAAGAAAAGAAACCCACCTTTGTCGAGGTGGGTGATCGGTTAACATGATCAGCTATATCGAGTACCTGAACATACCTATCGCTTTAGGTCTGGCTATTATCGGCGTTTTTTTGATCATGCAGATCGTTGGCGAAATTTTGGAGTTTAAGGGGAAAGTCGTTCCCGAGTTCATTAAGATCAGGAAATATTTTGCTCGGAAGAAGCAGGAACGGCAGACCCTGCGAGAAATGTCCGCGACGATTCACGATGTGAAGACCTTGTTGAACAGCGTGGAATCCCATTACAGCGAAGATAATATCGCCAAGCGTGACGCCTGGATGAAATGGGTAAATGATAGAGCAGTGGTGTATGATCAGTCCATTGAGGTTCTGAAAGAAGAAATGAATAAGAACACCGAAATCACCATGTCTCTCTACATTGAAAGCAAGCGCAGTTCGATCATAAGTTTTGCCTCGTACTGCGTTTGCCCCGATAATCCTGTGACCAGGGAGCAGTTTAAGCGAGTCTTTCGGATCTATGCGGAATATGAGGAGATCATCAAAGATAACGATCTTCAAAATGGAGAAGTAGACATCGCTATTCGCATCATTCGAGAAGCGTACGAAAACCACTTGAGAAACGGGTCATTTGTTGAGGATGTGCGTGGATACTGATGCGAGTGGATCTGGCCTCTGCTCCTGTATCTAAAGCGGCAGAACGGTGTAAAAAGAGGTGTAGGAGAGTCGATTATTCCTCGATTACTCCTACACCTTGACCGTTTTTGCCCCGGAATTACGAGATAATTGGTTTTTAGTATATAAACTAACTACACTTTTACCTGCTTCTAAGTGCTGTTAACTGCTGTAATGCCAATGGTTTTCAGAGCAGATAAGAGTAGTTAAAAGTGGGTAAGTGTAGGTAATTCATGTATTATTTCTGTACTATTCATATACTGATATTCCTATACTTCCGAGCGTAAGCAAAGGTGTAGGAGCAAAGTGTAGGAATTAGGACGACTGATTTATAGAGAAACACTATTAAGCCAGAAAAGAACCGCCCTCAACTGCTGCAAACAGTCAAGGGCGGTCGGGTGTTATCAGGCAAACTCGATCGTTTCAGGTTCTGCAAAGAGAACCTTGGTCTCGAAGCCATGTTTTGCCGCTTTCTTTGTTTGTGCGATAGCGGTAGCACCGTGAGCTTTGGCGAATCGCCATGCTTCAGCGGGATGAGCATCGGTATATACATCGGCTTCATTGATGGACATATTCCGAATTTGCTCATTGGTTAATCTGGCCATGGAAACACCTCCTTTCTGGCTTAATAGTGTTTCTCCATGCCAGTTTGTTTCTCCATATGCGAGGTGCCTCCTTACATCGAGTAGCATATCACAAAACAATGCAGTTCGCAAGATATACCCAGTCTATTTTATTTTCTCAATCTCCTCTCGAAGCCAAGCAAATTCGCGGCGAGTGTAGACCTTTTCTGTGATGTCGGAGATCTTGTGACCTACCATATATTTGATGGCATACTCATCCACCCCATAGCGTTTTGACATGGTCACAAAGTGGGTGCGACCATCGTGAGGACGGTGCTCGGGGTTTAGTTTCAATTCATCACGGATACGCTCGAAGGCTTTCTGATACCGAGCATAGGTCAACTCAAAGTTCTTCTTGTTTCGGTTGTTGGGGTCTGCCCAGTTAAGCAGATACGGGCTTCCGATTGCTTCTGCTTCTCGATATTTTTTGAGTACCAGGTCCTGAATACGGGAATGAATGGGGACAACACGATTCTCACCGGCATCCGTCTTCATGCCGCCTTGAAATGTCCAGCTCTCTAAATCCACATCCTTTAGTTCCAGTAGTCCCAGTTCCTGAGGGCGCCAGCCGGAGTAGCACTGGATAAGCAGGATGTCGATACCATGTTTCTCATCGATATTATTCCAGAGCAATTCCATTTCATCATCTGTAAAAGCGATATGCCCCTTCTTTACTTTCTGGATCTCTTTGACGGTTTCTTCCGTGAGGTTGAAGGTTCTGGAATAGTTTCGATCCACTAACTCATATTCCAACGCATAGTCCAGCATCATGTTAAACATGGATTTGATTTGGTTCTTCATGGTGGCTGTTGGATGCTGCTCTCTGCCTCGAACAGTGGCCACGCCCTCTTCCATGCAGCCTTTTACATGACGGGCTCGAATGTCCATAACTCGCATCTTGTAAACTGCCGAACAGTAAGGCCAGGCACTGGTCACCGCCTTTGTACTCTTGACGGTCTTTTCGTATTCTGGAAGCCACTTGTCATAGAGCTCCTGCATGGTGATGGCTGTTCCAAGGTCATATGGATTCTTGTTATATTCCACCAGAGCGGCATAGGCATCGTTATAGGTGGCGAAGTATGATTCCGGCTTGAGCGGTTTGCAAATGGGTCTGCCATCAGAAGTTTTCCCCACAGTTACCATGGCTCGGAATGGATTTCTCAAATTACGATTTTTGATCTCACTGATCTGACCAAAGCCATTCGGCAATCGCCGTCGCTTGTTGGATTTGCGAGGTCTTTTTATTTTTTCAGAAGGTTTCAGAGGATATCCGCAATGAGGACAGGCATTTGCCTTATCGCTCACTGGCAATTCGCACTCTGGGCATTGGGTCAGCATAGGTCATCCCTCTTTTTCAAGGCTTTAATTTCTCGGCGTTCGATTTTGTCAACGATACGGCCGCCTACCGCATGGAGTAGAAAAACGCTGCCCGCAAATAGTAGCGCACCCCAGGCTCGCTGATTTTTGTTATACTCTTTTACGCCGCCCTGCATAGTATAGACTTCATGCAAATGCTTGGCTGGGTTCACGTGTTTCTTCATTGGGTGTCTCCTTTCGCAAGATTTACAGTGGGTTTTATGGAGGTGTTCTATATGAAATACATGACGAATGCACAAATCGACGAGCTTAATTTGCTTTTGGATAAGCATGGGGCGGCTTTGACAGCATTTTATAACGAAGGAATGAGACAAGGCGCCAAAAATGTGATCCATGGTATGATGATTGGCGCGGCGATTATTGCTGGCGTTCAGATCACAAGGGCAATCATCAGAGCACACAAGCAAAAGAACTAAATAGGAATTGGGGTCGCTTAATCAGCGGCTCCTTTTCTTTTTGCCCCTTGCGCCGCCCGCGCTAATCATATATGATAAGTGTACGAATTGTCAAGCATATTCCTACACAATATTTTTGATTAAGATTTGAGGGCTGGATATGGTGATGAACGAGTGCTCCGCCTGTCCCCGGTGCGGCGGACGGTTGAAATACTACGACAGCGTGCCCAGACTGGTACGGACGAAAGGGCGGCAAACCTCCAGAGTTCCCATGCGCCGCCTGCGGTGCTCCGGCTGCGGGGCAATCCACCGGGAACTGGGCGGTCTGTTCTTCCCCTACAAGCAGTACGAGGCCGAAGTGATATTCGGCGTACTGGAGGGGCTTATCACCTGCGAGACACTGGGGTTCGAGGATTACCCCTGCGAGATGACCATGCTCCGGTGGCTTTCGCAGAAAGCACAGCTCCTATTATGGAGAAATCCATAAGCGAAAGGAGTAAATGAGCATGAAACTGACACCTGTGGACCAGATACCGAAGATGAACGGCTATCACAAGCTGCAAGAGCTGATCGAGGAGTTTACGAACGGCGACGCTAAAATCGTAAATGTGGAATTTAGCGAGACCGATTATAAATCCCCGGCGGTCTGCCGGTCTTGTCTGGCCGCGGCCATCAAGCGGTCGAAGCGTCCGGTCAAGGTATGGCGTCGTGGAAATGAGATATTCCTGAGCAGGGATGTTTGACAAAGGATCGAAGGGGGCCCCCACCGGAGGGCCGCGTCGCTCCTCGTCTGTC